GCAGTGACTGCAACCTTATTTGTTTCGACGGGTGCAGGTGCTACTCTTCTTGGAGCTTCCTTTAAAATTCTAGGGGTCTTATCCTCTTTTCGAGTTGGGGCAACAGATTTTGGGGGTTGTGGAGGTTTAGTTAATGTAGGCATTTCTTTTACAAAATTTTCCTCCATTCCAAGAGGCTTGATCTCTTCTTCCTTTCTGGGAAGTACAGGAGTCTGACCTCTTGCGAGTGCTCTGTTTTTGAGTTTTTCTGTTTTCTTCTCTCGTTTGGCATCCAAAAATTGATCTCTTTTGGCTCTTTTAGCAGCTAAAGCAATTTCAGCTTCGCGTTTAGCTCGACGTTTTTCTTCGAGCTCTCTTTGTCTGTCTTGTGCAACGAGAGCGCGCATTTCAGCTTGCGCAGCTTCTGTTTTTTGCCTTTCTTCTTTTTCTCTAGCATTTCTTTCTGCTAAGGCAATAGCTTGGGCGCGGGCAGTGTTGTGATCAAATTTCTTGATATTGAGCTGTCTTCTCTTTTCAGTATGACTTCTAAGCATATTAGCAGCCCAATCTTTTCCTTGGTTAATAAATCTAATCTTTCCTTCGATAAATTTATCCATCATCTCATTATAGGTAGCAAAATCAATACGAGAACTAAAACGTTTGTTGAACTCTTCGTTCAATATGCTGCAAAATCTGTCGTAATCGTAACGTCCATAATGGAACATTTCGATTATGACTGACATAGCAGTATCTTTGAAAGCTTGAACATCTGGAATTTTATTTGTCTTCCAGTTCATAATGTTTAGAACAACATTAATCTCCAATGGTGCAAAAATAAGACCATTGTGTTCTTCAAAACGTCTCTTGAGGTAAGTAACTTCACATAACCTCTTAAAATCAGATAAGAAATAATCTGATTTATCAGCAGGGGTATAAACATGACCAACCTCTGCCATAGTCTCTTTGATGAATTGAAAATTATAACCAGGAATATTGTTTGTGAGAATATGATCATCTCCACCG